TCTCTAATATCACTATGTAAGAAGCGTTTCGATAACGTATCTTTTTGCGATTTCGATAATTTGGGGCTTAATTTTTTGAATACTTTCATTTGATAGTGTTAAAATGTCTTTACCGTATCTAGTTGTTAAATCGTTTATATCGTTGCTGTATATTGAAACTTGATTACCATTAACCAATACTTTTAATGAGTTGTAGAATTTACCGCTATCTCTTAACGTGGTTCTATCTGTAACCTGTCTAGGTTGTCTTTCAAAGGTTTTTGCGTAAACAGTAAAGGGTGAATATGACTTAAGCTTATTACCTAATCCATCTTCACCCTTAATGTATAATTGTTCTATTGTTATGTGTTCGATTATCTCGCTTTGAATAGTAACATTAGTAAACACCTCAACTATCAGTTGAATCTGGTTCAGCTTCTTTGCTTTTTTTGTTACTTCTTTTAGCCTTTCTAACACTTTCTTCTATTTTCTTCTTTTCCGCTCGGTATATTCCTTTAATAGGTGTTCCAATGTTACATTTATCTTTAAAATGTAAAAAGAACTCCTCCTCTGTCATATCGACAAAGAAGGAGAAGTCTATAATTTCCAAACTCATTACAAGAATGTAATCGTTTCAGTACCTATATCGAAACCATTTTTAGAAACGGCTAAAGTACCAATATCGCCCCCTGTTTGAGCTGGTATAGTCAGTGTGTAAACACCAGAAACCTCAGCGGGTGCACCTATAACAACTGGTAATCCCGTAGTAGCATTAGTCAAAGTAAAGTCTGCAAAACCTAAACCTTCTACCATCGCTGGATTACAGAACGAACCACCATCAGTCTTAATGCTAGATGTTAATTCCGTTGAAGTATTAACAGTTACTGTTTGAGTGGCATCAAATAAACCTTCGATAGTTGACATATCGTATTCATTACAAGATTGCTCAATAGCGTTCATATTACCGAACTTAACAGAACTATCTAAAGTAAAGTTAACTTTCAATCTGTTAAGGTTACTATTTACTACAGATACCTTAATCCAAGAAGCTCTAAGAGTTCCTTTAGCTATCTTAGCTGGTAATAAATCTTCACCACTTTCAACCCCTACCATTACGTTTTTAGTATCAACGTAAAACCCTGAGTAATCACCACAAGAAAAGGTTTTAACTTTAGTTTCTAGTGTGTTTGGAGCAGATTCGATGTAACCCTCGAAAGTAATAGAACCTTCTGTAATAACACCTTCCGCACCGAAATCATCAGTAAATAAAACATCGTCACCAGTAACCTCTGAAACTTGGTTAAAATTACCGATTGGGTAATACCTTTTGTCCTCAGTTTCATTTAATTTAGCATCCATAAACGCTTCTGGTAATACACCGTTAACTAAATCCGATTGGGAAATCTTATTCAAATTACCATCGTCATCAGTTGTTCTTACTAAGATTAACTTTCTTGTAAGTCCGAATAAATCACCACATGATGAATATCCTAAGTTTGCTATGTCACATCCACAAGCCATATTATTTATTATTTATTTTTAACAACATTTATTTAAACCCGAAAAGGCCATATTAACAGTCAATTGGATAGAACTTAAATCATCATCAAGATAATTTTTCGTATATCCGTTTTCATCTGTAAACCCTAAAACAGGGTGTAAGTTTGTAGTGAATTGGTTTAACGCTTCACTAACAATATCATCAGACAAATCAACACTATCCATAAACTTGCCTACCAATCCTTTTAATGGATTAACAGTATTTAAGTGGTGTTCGTCTATTGTATAATTTCTGTAATCAGTTTGCCCTATAAAGAACAATTTAATCAATGATGTAGCATAAGGCATCCCGAACTTATCATAATCAACCTCTATCTCTTCCAATAAGAATATCAAAGGATAATTCTCATAAGCTGGCTTTCTTAGGTCTTTAGATAGTTCAACTCCTACGCTTGCAATTGTCCCGTGCCTAAACTTTGGGGCTTGTATTGTCGTTTCTGTTATAGTCGTATCAGTAACAACTCTATCAAGTGTTATAGAAACGTTTTTATCTACACTTATAACCGTATAGTCTTCTAAGCCCACAGTTAAAATGTAATCCTTAGAAACGTATGAAGTGTCACAGGTTTCTAAAGTATCGTTTACCACTACAAAAGATAAAGTGTTATCAATACTAGATACCACATTACGAACTATGTCAATTACATCTACTAACATTAGCTAAAAGGGGTTATTATATCTAAATTCTTATAGTACAAGTCATAAACTTCGTCGCTATCATCCATTTTCCACATAATAGCGTTGTAAGAATATACAAATTGGTTGTAAACACGATAATTTCTAGTATATTGGCTTCCAACTACCTCAGACGCACCGCCACGTTGTTTAACAGTTCCCAATATTGTATTAGTTACATTGCTATCAGTAGAATAATTATAGAATACATAAGATTTAATTAAATCCAATAACCCTTTACTTTCATACTCAACACCGCAAGAATCACACTCGTAAAAGGAGTTATAAACGTCTAACCATTTTGTGCTTTGCGGTACATCGAGAACTAAATCAGCAATAAAATTATCATATTCACATTGAAATAACATCCTTAACGCTTGTTCTTCAAACCTATCTATGTAAGCTTGTAAATCATCGTCTGTATGTGTGTTCTTTGCTAGTGCAAAATAACCTGTATAATCACTGATTGTAGTAAACATTATTTAGTATCTTTTTTCTTTTTAACTAATTCACAAAAACCATCTTTCACAAGTCCATCAGCTATAACCTGTGGAACTTCTACTAAGTCACCCTTTTTAAGCTCTGAAGCCGTGAAATGGTCTTTTATAAATTTTACTTTTACTTTCTCCATATTATAAATTAATTAAAGGGGGGTTATCCGAACCCCCCACTAAAACCACGACTAAACCCCCTATTTGTAGGAGGTGTGTTAGGGCTTTGTAATTGCAGTTTTCACCGTTGCGATATCATCATAGATAAACGCTTGTTCATCCAACACCTTAACGAATGCATGGAATCTCGACTCTGCTAAGATTACAAACTGATTCTTAATAAAATCATCATTAACCCAACCAATTTGAACCGAATAAGGTACATAGTTCGTTGTGTTGTATTTCTTCATATCTGCTACAAATATTTTTCCAGCTGGAATAGAACGTTCTGGCTTGATAGTAATACCACCAATAACAACCATACTATTTAAGCTAGCTTGTGGATATAATGGTAAACCGTTATCATCCTTAGCAGAAACTAATTGTAAGAAGAAATCAACATCATTAATTAAAACGATATTAGCTTCGTATTGCTCCTCATCTTCATAGTTGTGAGTAGTAGAAATATCAGTAATACAAGCATTGATTACATCCATAAAGTTTGGATTAGTAACACCTAATGCCATTGTACCAGCAACGAAAGTACGACCGTATAAAGTAGCTCCTTTTGGATTAGGTGAAACACCATCCGCAAATAAAAGACCTTTAGACTTTTTAATGTCGTGTTTCTTTCTCAAGAAATCTCTTGCAACACTTTGAATACCTTTTACATCCTTAACCGCTTCATCTGTTAATCTTAACCATGCAGCCGTTTTAACTGGCTTAGCGTAGTTAGTTTCCCATGTTAGGTCAATTTGTGGTTTAATCTCTCCCTCAGATAAGAAAGTATAATCACCATCTTTAGGAACTGCTTCTGTATAAGGATAAGCAGCTAAACTCGTAGATATATTAGATGTTAAACCTGTAATGTCAAAGCTTCTCAGTCCTACGTTACTTAATCCAGCTTGTTGTGTACCTGTAATGTCTGGAGGTAAAATATTTCCACCATTACCAGTCGTAATGTCCTCAGGAACTTTTACTGTAATAGTACCGCTACCAGCAGAATGAATCTTACTAATCTCATCTTTGTTTTCTTCGATAAACTTAGAAACGTAATCAATCTGACCTTTAGAGAACCCACCTTTTTGAGCTTCTTTCAAAGCGTTTAATTCAGTACTTTGCTTTTCGGTAGTTTCTTTCAACTCTTTTAGCTCTAATTGAATAGCTTCCTTGTCTGCTACTCTTACTTTGTCTTCAGCTACACTTTTAGCCTCTAAGTAACCATTTAAGCTATCAGCACTTAACGCTTTCACTTCTTCTTCGTTTAAGGCTTTAAATTGCCCTTCTTTTGTAAAATAATTCATTCTTACTTATTTAATAAACCTTCTTAAAACTTCTATTTTCCTTTTATTTTCTAAACTAATTGCATCAACTTCTAATTCTTCATTTATTTCTTTGTTTTCGTATAACATAGGCGTTAAGCCATTAGAACCCCTTGTAACCATAGAACCCTCGTCACCAATACTAGCTTCCTTCTGAGCCCAAAAGAACCCCTTAGACTCTGCATATTCTCTATTCGATACCTTTTCTATGTATTGGTTAAAGTTGTCGTTTTCTTCTTTTAGTTCTTTATCTTCTGACTTAGCGCACAAAACCATATCACCGTAAATCATACTTACACTATGCTGAATAGGTATTTTATTCTCTATGATTTTAGTAGCATCTGAGTTTAAGAAGTCCGAAGGATTAACTTTAAACATTAAAGCCTGTGTATTACCGCCAGCATCATACCCAAGGTCTTTAAACGTAGTTTCTTTAATCATCATTTCTACCTGTTTAGGGTAAGCTATGATATTACTTATTTTTAGTTCATGGTCTGTGGTGTAATGCACTAAACCAGCCTTTTCTACTATTGACTTATCCCAAATACCATCTATATGTACATCATTATGAGAGTCCATATAGTTAGTCGTGTTGATAACAGGATAAACAAAACCACTATCTAAACCTTTGATAGTTTTTGATGCCGTAGTGCTACGTAAAAACATCCCATTCATAGGCATTGATTTAGTTTTAGTAGCTCTTTTGTTTGATATAATAGATTCTAAGTTTTCTTTAATAGATAATAACATTTCTGTATTATGCTTAAACTCAGATTCTAATTCTATACATTTAAAAACATTCATTATGATTTAGTGTTTAATGACGGCTTAGGCGTTTGAATTGACAGTTCTTCTGCAATTATATTAATAACATCAACACCTATTTTTGTAGACTTATTAGACCCTGTAATTCTTCCATCTATTTCAATAACTTTTAACAATTCAGTTAATACTTTTATTTTTTCTAAGTTCATTTATTGATTATTTTGCTTTGTAATTTCTTATCTATATCTTTGTTTAGGGCTTTCCTAAGTTTGTCGTTCTTAATCTTGCTCACCTTGTTCTTCAATTCCTCCGCTTTGTTCATCTCTTTTTACTTCTGTGGTTAATGTATTGGCTACATCTTCATCGAATCCATGAACTTCAACCAACAAAACTAAAGCCCCCTCTTTTGATATGTAACCGTTTGCTATATCTGTTAGTATTGCTCTAACTTCTTTTGATGTAGTTTCTTGTATCTTAACTTTTTCTTTTATATCTTGTTGTAAAGTGTCTATTTCGCTTAGGTCTTGGTATATCTCATACTTAGTATTTACATTACCAGTAGGATATAAAGGACTCAGCCACTTGTTTAATGAATCAATTAACTTTAAATCATTAGGTATGTAACAGTTTAAAAAAGCACTTTTGTTCGCTTCCTTTTGATTGTTATAAGTCTTATTTGATGGGTCATTAAACAAAGATGAATCTAACCCGAATAGATTGCAGAATCTTCTTCTTTTTTGCAAATCTGTTTCAAGAAACTTTAAATCAGACGGGTTAGAATCAAATGAAGTATATTTTAATTTAGCATTAGTTGCCCATATCATATTGGTCTTTGTAGCTCCACCAATTTGCTTGGTGATATTATCTTGTACCTCCTTCATTGAATTAGGAGGAATCATATCATCCTCACCATCATTAGAAATCATACCACTTGCAGAACGATTCTTTAAGAAGTAAGCTTCAGCGGTTATCAAATCATTACTAGACTCTAATAAACGGATACCACTTTTCAATGGTGAGTTACCTACAAAGTAATTAACTAAGTCTAAAGATGGATATTTAGTAATACAAACGTCTTTAACGTCCCACATCTCTTGTAAGCTCCAAGCTACTGTAATAGATTTGATAGGCTCGCTTAACGTCCCTTGTTCTACTATTGTGTGTTGTGCAGGTAATACGTGTATAGACTCATAACCCTTTTTACTACTTGGCTTAATCCCTCCTACAAAGTTATTCCCACTTAATAATAAGTATGATATACAACGCTCTCTGAACTCTCCTAATGTTTCGTATGAATTGGGGTATGATAGTAGTTTTTGAAAATCAGTACCTTCTACTTCTTCAAAATCTCCATTGATAGTATTTACTTTTCTAACCTTCCAGACTATCTGATTTGATATAGTACGTGCTATTTTAGAAGTGATAGAATAAATATCATCGTTAAGCAGAAAACCTTTGTCTATTTCGTCCCCTTGTTTGTATTTATCGAAGTCGGAACTGTAACCAATAGGAGTAGTTACGTACCCTGTATTGGGATTTATTACGAATCCGTTGTATAAACCCCCTGTTACGCTCTTTTGTACTATCTCCGTTGGTATCATTAAATCCTATATTTGACACTAATATAAGGATATTTTTAAAAAACAAGTTTTATAGTAACTTTTATTTTGAATAAGGCATAAAAAAAACCACTATAAATTAATATAGTGGCGTGTTGTTATTTTGTGGTTATTATTTATAAAGTAGCTTTTCTATCTCTTGAAGAACTTCAACACGTCTAGCGTCTTCTTCCATTGTTATAGTACCGTTATCTTGTTTTCTTTCTAGTGCTTCGTATAATCTAATTAAATTTTTCATAATGTTTGTGTTTGTTTGTTATAATATAAAAGTACGGCTTTATAATTTAAGAAACAAATAACGTAGTATAAAAAACATTAAAACGTTTATTATACGGG